GTTGGACGCTAAACAATACTTACGTATATGCCAATATATGTAACTAATGCCTGAAAAACCATGAAAACACAAAATGCGCTTACCCCAGTTCGACAAGTTGATCTCGCCGCGATCGATCGCGCCGACTTACAGCCGAGAACCAAATATAAGTACAAGCGCGAGATCACGAACCTCGTCCAGGCCGGCGTCAATCCGTTCGATATGGAGGCGCTGGCCGATTATGCCGACCGGCTGAAATCATCGAGGAAGTCCTTTTTGAAATCTGCGCTGAGGATCCTCTCGGCCGGTGAGGAGATGCGACTCAAAGGGAGAGCCACGCCCGAGAATATCGCCCAAGTGCAGGCGGGTATCTATCGCATCGAGGCCATGCGCGCGGCCGTTCACGCGGGAAAGCAGAAGGGCACAAAGGCGCATACGTGGCTTTCCCCGGCTCAGGTGAAACGGATCACGTCCCTGTGCAATGACGATATCGAAGGCCGACGTGACTGGATACTACTGGCCGTGCTATTGGGTGCTGGCCTGCGACGCGAGGAACTGGCAAGCCTGACATTCGAGGCATTGAAGCAAATGCCGCTTCGAGGCGGACGGACTCGTGATGTGATCGAGGTGAAAGGCAAGGGAGCGAAGAGCCGCGTCATCCCGATCAGTGCGGCGCTTGCAAAACGTCTGCGCGAATGGAAGGTGATCACCGGCGGCGGGCGCGTGGCGCGGTCGCTGGGACGAAAGAAGCAATTGCGCGAGAGTCTGTCGGCGGTGGCCATCTTCAAGATCGTGAGACGGTATGGCGTGTTGATCGGGAAACCCGAGCTGGCCCCGCACGATTGCCGCCGCACGTTTGCCCAATTGGCCTACGAGGCAGGAATCCCGATCACGCAGATCAGCCGATTACTCGGCCATGAGAATGTCGCTACGACGCAACGCTACCTGGACCTGGAACTCAACCTCGAAACAACGGCCAGCGATTTCATTCCGCTTTCAGTATAATAATCTTTATGAACACGCCTCCCAACCTTGAATTGACGCCGCGGCAAAAGCAAGTTTTGCAGTTGTTGGTAGATGGGAATACGTTCGATCAAATCGCGGTTCATCTGGGAATCTGTAAATCCACGATCGTCAAGCACACTATCGCCATGCGTCGGAAGTATGGCGTAGCCACTCGTTACGAGATGATTGCCCATGCGGTGGCGCTGGGCGATGCGCATGTTTTCATGGGGAAACAATCGTAGAAAATCAGGGTATTGGTTTTCGTACCTTGTTCTGAATTTAGCCTGCTCCTATGATGGGGATAAGGAGACTCCTATGAAACTCACAACCTCTCGTTTTCTTGTCCTCGTTACCATCGTAACGCTCATGCTGGCGACATCCATGTTTCCCGTGCTCGCGCAGGGAGCGACCGCCCAGGGTCCCGGCCCGGAGCCGACGGATATTGATTTCCTCGTTCAGCTGCTATTTGGGCTGGCGGTCACGGTGCCGGGCTTTACCGCCCTGGGCGTCATGCTCGTGAACCTGCTCAAAATCCCCGGCTGGGTCACGGACGGGAACGCACAAATTGCGCTGAATATTTTCAACATACTCTCGGCGGTTGTGATCGGTTTGGTGACTTTATTCCTTCCCAACGTGGACGTAACCGGCTTCGACCTGACGTTTGGAAAATTGGCCGGTGCGCTGACCGTTCTTCTGCCGACGTTTGTGTTGCTCTATAAATGGCTGGCTCCCTACTTCTATCAGGCCATCCGCGGCGTCCCGGTTGTCGGCTATTCCCATACCTTGATGGATAAAGCCGGAGCATCCAAAAATTTAATCCAATGAATTGCAGGCAGGGATATTGCAAATCCCTGCCTGATTGGATTTAGGATGCCCAATATTCCCGCTGAAGCAGTCGCTCTTGGGTGCGGTCTGGCCGCCCTGGCTTGGATATTTTTTGCGCGTTCACAGAGGGGACGAATGCAGAGCAAAGCGCTGATTTGGTTGAGTGTTCCCTTCATGGCTATGTCAGCGTTGTATTTATGGTTTTCGATCTGCGATGTGCCGATTGAATCGCGCGGCCTTCCTGCGCGCATCGGCATTCTTGCCGTCTCCGTTTCGCAGGCCATCATCCTATCATTGTTATCCTACCTGCAAAGGGGGACGCATGGACGCAACCAGTAACGATCTCACCCTCTCTGCCATTGTATCCATCATCAGCGCCATTGTGACAGTGATCGGCGCGTCCCTAGCGCTTTATAAAGCCAAGCCCGAGCGCAGAAAACTGGATGCCGACAGCAATGCGTCCATGGCGGAAGCGGCAGAGAGCCTCGCCAGCGGGACGAAGCTCATCAATGATCCATTAATGAATCGTATTATGGATTTGGAGAAGCGCGAGAAGAAACGAGATGAAAGCGAACGCGCCTGGAAACTGGCCTGGAATGCAGAGATGACCGACTTGAAACAAAAGTTCGAGGAAATGCGCCTGGAATTGGACGCCTATAAGGATTGGGCGCTGAGGCTGGACAGCCAACGACGTAAGGCCGGGCTCGACCCGGTGCCATTCAAACCGAAAGAAACTGGAACGGCAAAACTCATTTAAGTTGCTTTAAGGAGTTGCTTTTGAAGTCATACAAGAAAAACCCACGCACAATCAACGACCGCCAATTGCAGGACCTGGCGGAGTGGTTGCGCGAGTTGGGGGATCTGAGTGGCGTGGTGCATGACCTGAATTCAGATCAAGTCATTGGCGGCAACCAGCGTTCGAAGGTATTCGACATCAATAACTGCGAGATCGTGGTCGATCACAAAATGCGCCGGCCAGACTCTCAGGGAACGGTAGGGCTTGGATATGTGATCTGGGAAGGCAAGCGATATTCCTACCGCCAGGTGCGCTGGACGCCGAGGCAGTGTGAGAAGACGAACATCATTGCCAACAAAGCCGGCGGAGACTGGGATAACGATCTGCTCGGCAAGTACTTTAAAGCGGATGATCTTGCAAGCTGGGGATTCACGGAGGATGAATTAGGCGATCTCTTCGATGAGCCGGAACACAAGAAAGTGGATGCGCCGGCACGTTTCGACGAGGCCGACAAGTTGTTTTGGGGCGTGAAGCGCGGCGATCTCTGGGCGATCGAGGAACACCGTTTGATCTGCGGAGATAGTTCACAGGAAGAAACCATCGCGCGGTTGGTCATTAGCCAGAACGAGAAACAAGGAGATGGACAGCCTGGTCATCTCTTCTCGACGGATGCGCCTTACATGGTGGATTACGACGGCACAGCCAGGCCGGGCGGCGGCAAGGACTGGAGCGCCAAATATAAAGAGTCCACCATCAAGGATAAACAGAAGTTCCTGACGGATGTTTTCCGCATTTGGCATGGATATTTGAAGCCCAATGCCGCCTGGTTCATCTGGCATGCGAGCGCGACACGCTTCCTATTCGAGCAGGCAATGATCGATTGCGGAATCTTGATACATCAGGAAATCATTTGGGTGAAGCCGGTCTTCGTAATCGGGTTCGCCACCTACTACTTCCAGCATGAGCCGTGTCTTTTTGGCTGGCCGCGCGGCAAGAAGCCATATCTGCGAAAACGTTTTTTTGACGGCAAGGAGTCCACGGTCTGGAACGAAGCGGATTGGAGTGAGAAGCAGGCGGATATCCTCGCCGAGATTCACCAGAACTCATCCGTCTGGTTTCTCGATTGGCAGGGGAAGAAGCGCCAGTCAAAAGGTCTTCATCCCACCGAAAAGCCGGTCGAGATATTTGCGCGCCCGATGCGGAATCACACCCGATCAGGCGAGATCTGCCTCGAACCGTTCTGCGGTTCCGGGAGCCAGATTCTGGCCGGCCAGCAGGAAGGCCGACGCGTCTATGCGGCAGAGATCGAGCCGGCATTCGTGGCCGTAGCCTTGCAGAGGTTCGAGGATGCAACAGGCATCGAGCCGAAAAGACTGGAGCGCGCGTAATGACCACCACTAAGAAAGGCGCAACTCAGAAAGAGAAAAAGAAATCAATCAAGCAGAATCGACATCCGCTGCCGTCTGAGGTATCCAGCGCGCGCAAATATAAGGCGTGGGAAATGCGCGTGATGAATCCCCACATGACATTTGCTGAGATCACGAAAAAACTCAATGAACTGTTTCCCAATTATCCACTGAGGTCCCACCACCAGGCCGTTGAGAAGATGATTAAGGAGGCGGAGAAGGAATATATTGCGGCGCATAAGGTGGAGGTGGACACGATCAAGGCTGAGGCCGGCATCGCAATGGATTGGGTGCGACACGAAGCGGCTGAAGCCTGGGAAAGAAGCAAGGAATTGGTGCGTGTTGTAAAAAAACGCGAAGAGCATCCTATCGAGCAAATCCTGAAAGGATCGGCGGGTGAACCACAATTTTTGAAGCGCATTACCGAATCCGTCGAGGTGAAGGCCAAGGTTTTCGGCGCGTTGGCTCCGAAGAAGCATGAAGTGACCGGAAGAGATGGAGCGCCTCTTCTGCATCAGCCATACGATTTGAAGGTATTAGGAAAATACCTAAGCAATGACGATCTTGACAAAATCCAGGAAGCGGTACAAATCCTCGAGCGCACCAAACTCGATCACGATACTGCCATCCATCAAGGAGATTGAAGCAGAGAAGTGCAATCGTAGTCTGCACTTCTATGTGCAGTCTGCATGGCCGATTGTGGAGCAGGCGGCGGAGTTCATTGACAATTGGCACATCGGATTTATCTGCGAATATCTGGAGGCGCTTTATTCCCTCCAGATCCAGAACCTTATCATCAATATACCCCCGGGACATGCAAAAAGCATGATCTGCTCCGTGTTCTTCCCCACGTGGGTGTGGATCAAGACGCCGGCGGCGCGCTTCCTCGGCGGCAGTCATGCCCACGACCTGGCCGTGCGCGACGCGGTGCGAAGCCGACGCTTGATCCAATCCAGTTGGTATCAAGATTGCTTTTCCGATCTCTTCCAGATGACTGGCGACCAGAACGTGAAGAGCCGCTATGAGAACGAAAAGACCGGGCATCGCGTCAGCATTTCAGTGGACAGCGGTTGGACCGGCCACCGCGGCAATTACATCGTCTGGGATGATCCGCTGGACAAGAACAAGAAGGATTCGGACGCGGCGCGGGAATTGTCCAACGAGGCGGTCAAGTCCACGTTTGGCACGCGCGGTGACAACCCCAAGGAAATGCGGAGGCTGTTGATCATGCAGAGACTGCATGATAACGATCCAACGGGACACCTGCTCGAGGAGATGAAAAATAATCCGAAGTTCCCACGCTTCGAGCACCTGGTCTTGCCGGCACGTTATGAACCGAAGCGATTCTTCTCGTCCATCGGGCTGAGCGATCCACGTACCACGCCGGGCGAATTGCTCTTTCCCCAACTCTTCGATGAAAAGGTTGTTTCGGACACGGAGACGCTGTTGGGGGACGGGGCGGCCGGCGAACTGCAACAACGACCAGCGCCCAAAGGTGGAGCGATCTACCTGCGGGAATGGTTCGATGGAAAGAACCGATACGACGCGACGGATAAAAAATTCTTTAATCGAATCGTGGCGCGGTGGCTTTCGTTCGATACAGCTTTTGTGGACACCAACGCCGCCGACACAACGGGTATGAATGTACTCGAATTGACACCCGATTATCACCTGGCATTGCGCCTGGCTGAGTGGAAGAAACTGCAATACCCGGCGCTCGTGAGCGAGGTAAGCGACCAGGCGAAGCGATGGAACTATGACGGCAAACTGCGCGGGATCATCATCGAGAATAAAGGCTCTGGCATCTCGCTCATCCAGACCTTGCGGCAGACCGATGAAACCGCCCCGCTGATCCTGTCATTCAATCCAGGCAGTGACAATAAGCCGGCACGGGCACGGCAGGCTAGCACGTGGTGTGCCAGGGATTGCATCCTCCTACCAATGCCGAGCGAGCATGTCCCGTGGTTGTTTGATTTCGAGGAGTTGTTGTTCAAGTTTCCGAACGCGAAGATTGACGATCCCATTGACGCATTCTCGCAGGCAATCCTGCATCTGGTCAACCTGATTGCGGAAGGCTGGCAGTTCAGGACAGGAAAAACGAAGAGGTAAATATGGCTACTGTTTTTGGCGATACTGCTCAATCCTATTGGCAGAAGGTGACATTGATGATGTCGCTGGCCAACGCTTCGAGTTTCAATTCCTGGGACTTCGAGGATATGCTGGATGCGTATTACTTGAACAACGGGCTTTATGACACTGTTCAACAGGCACTTTATGAAGGCGCAATCTGGACGGAGGGCATGAAGCCGTTACGCAACCCAGCCCACCGCGCGGTGGAATTCCACGTCTCGCATCTGTGGCCAGGTAAACTCGAAACTGCCCTGCCGATCGTGGTAGACGATGCCAACAAGAAGATCGTGCCGGCCATCCAGCAGGTATGGACCTGGTCAAACTGGGGGGCGAAGAAGCAGCTTGCAACGCGTTGGCTGGCGAATAAAGGCACGATGTACGTCAAGGTCGTGACCCGCAAGGATAACGCTGGCGCGGTGAACCGCGTCCGCTTCCAGTTGCTCAGGTCGCAGAGCGTGAGCGAACTGGTCAGTGATGATAGCGATTTCCTAATCTATATTCGTCTCGATACGACCGTAACGGGCGAGGACGGGACGGCGAAGACACGCACCGAGATCTGGGACAAGTCGTCTGGAGATTGCAAGGTCTATGAGCATGGACATGGGCGGACCGCCGACGTGGACAGGATGGGAAATCCCATCAAGGTGTTGACGTTCGAGGAGATGAAGATTGATTTCATTCCCATCGCTCATGCGAAGTTCCAGGACATCGGCGAGGAGCGCGGGCTGGGCGTCTTCGTCCACGCGCTGGATAAGATTGACGAGGCGGCGCGTATGGCCACCCGCCTGCATCAAATCCTATTCAGGTACAACAAGCCGACCAAGGCGATTTCGGCGAATGGTTTGGATGCGCAGGGGAAACCGCTTCCTCCGCCGCGCCTGACAGACACGGATGGGAATCTTGTCGAGAGCGGCCAGACGGCGGAATCTACCGACGAGGATATCGTGACCCTGCCTGGCATGGCGCAGATGCAATACCTGATTCCAAACATCAATTACGCCGCGGCGCTCAGCATCCTACAGGATCAGATGGCGGAGCTGGAGGAAGACCTGCCAGAGATCGCCTATTATCGCCTGAAGGCGGATGCGAACGTTTCGGGGAAGGCCTTGCGGACGAAGATTGCCGGTGCCATTGACCGCTGTCTCGATGCGCGTGGGAATGCGGAGGCGGCTTTGGTGCGCGCCGACCAGATGGCGCTGACGATCGGCAAGGTTCACAATCTTGAAAGATTCAGCGAATTGGGCAAGTATGAGAATGGCGATTTCAATCATTCGTTTGCCGAGCGGGACGTGATTCCCATGGACAAATCCGAGAAGGCGGAGATATTCCGCTCGTTCACTTCAGGAGGTATGCCGAAGGGGAGCGCAGGGAAGCAGGCAGGATTATCTCAGGCAGAGATTGATGAGATGATGGTCGAGGAGGATGCCGAGCACAAGAAACAACAGGCATCCCTGGGACAGACATTATTGGAAATGCAGAGGCAAAGGGATCAGGGTAAGCAGTAATGCCGACGGCTTCGCTTCCTCTCGTCGTTCTCGAAGGTCTTGAATTCAAAGCCAATCTGCTGGCGCGGGAAGACGCGCAGACAGAAAAATTGACCAGACGCTGGCTGGCCATGGAACGCCGGCTCTTGCCGCGCTTCGAAGCCCTTGCACTGGAAGCCGCCAATTGGCAGGCGGCAGGCGGAATTGTGACACGCTCGACATTGACATCCACGCCGGGCTATCAAATATTCCTGGCACAGACGACGGACGAATTAAACCAATACACCGCCGAGACCGACGAGACGATCACGGATGAGCAGAAAATCCTGATTGCGCTTGGAATTCTGTATGCCATTCTCCTCATCCGCACGTATTACGAAACGTTTGGATTGCCTATCCTCCCCTTCCCTGCCCTGACGCCAGCCGTGTTGGAATATTTGGCCGGGCTGGCTGGGAACGGGTCGGCCTTGCGAATCCTTCTGGCTGAAGCGTTCCCTGAAGCGGTGGATGCGATGATCGAGATGTTGGTGCAGGGGATCGCCCTGGGAAAGCCGCCGGCGCAGATCGCCAAGGAGATGGCTGAAGCCTTTGGAATCGGACTGACGCGCGCCCTCAACATCGCGCGCACGGAGCAGTTGCGAGTCTATCGGGAAGCGAGCCTGGCGCAGTACCGCGAGAGCGGCGTTGTGGCAGGCTATATGCGTCTGTCTGCGAGAGACAACCGCGTTTGCCCGGCCTGTCTCTTCCTGGATGATGGGAAAACCGTTTACCCATTGAATGTTCCTTTCGAGGAGCATCCGCAGGGACGGTGCATCCCGATCCCGGTTTTGATCGGCGTGCCAGTTGTGCAGTGGCAAAATGGCATGGACTGGTATCTCGCACAAAATGAGCAGATGCAGAAGAGCATCCTCGGCAAAGGCCGCTGGGAGGCCTGGCAGGCCGGCGAATTTGAACTGGCCGACGTGATCAAACATGTGGATGATGAAACATGGGGCGGATCATTTGTTCCGAAAGCCTTGCGCGACCTGATAGGGAAAATCGAATGAACGATCAGCCACGTCCCCCCATCTTCGATGAACGCAACCGCTTTTTCTGGGAGGCGGCGCGCCGTTTTATGATCTTTATCCTACACGAGTTGGATAAATGGTATGGATGGGAGACATTCAAGCGGTAGGGTATTGGTTTTCGTACCTTGCCCTTCCCCCTGCCTGCTCCTATGATCGCATTGAATAACAAGGGTCTCCTGCCAACCGGCAGCGCACCCGCCCTGCGAAGGCTACGCAGAAATGCCCGCCTTTCAGTGGCGGGTTTTGTTTTGACCCAATCCCTACGCCAACGTGCGGCGGAAAAAACACGGAGGAACACATGCTTGACTCCTTGAGAACGCGTCCGCTTTTCCTGTTCGATCAGACCGATGGAGGCGGGTCCGCAACGGATACCGATGCCGGGGCAGATGACGAAGCCAAAGCGAAAGCCGAGGCGGATGTCAAAGCTAAAAAGACCGGGGATGATGCGAAAGATGAAAAGAAGGCGGTCAAGTGGACGCCTGAACAGCAAGAGGAAATCAATCGCCTCGTCGGTGAGACCCGCAAGGAAGAACGCAAGAAAGCCAAATCGGAATTCGAGAAGGAGACCGAGAAGGCCAAAAAGGACGCGGACGACAAAGCACTTGTAGGGAAGCAGGAGTTCAAAACGTTAGCCGAAAATCGGCTGACTGAGATTGAACAACTGAAGTCCCAGGTTGCCGAACTGACCCCGGTCAAAGAGCAAGGCGAGAAGTACAAAGCCGCGCTCGAAGCGCACCTCAAGATGCAAATCGAGAAGTTGTCGAAGCCCTACCAGGCTTTGATTTCCAAACTCGACCCGCTCGAGCAGATCAAGTTCCTGACCGACCACGCCAAGGAATTGGGCGTCACGAACGCGGCCGGCATTGATGAAACGCCCGAGGGCGATCCTGCCAAACTCTCGAAAGAACAACAGGAGAGAGGTCAGAAGCAGACCGCCCTTCACATTCACAAAACCTTTTAGGAGGCACTATGACCGATCTAACATTGGTCACTGCTGGCAAGATCGAAATCGTCCAGAGCCTGCAACAGATGACTCTGGGCTTTGCCGAGTCCATGACCCCCGGCCAGGCTGCACGCCTGGATACCAGCGTCGGGAAGTGGACGAAATCCAACGCCACCAGCGAGGCAGAAGCCCGCATGTGGGGCGTGTTGGCAAGCAAAGACGGCGCAGGAGCGGCAGGCACCGTGGTACACCGCGGTTTGCTGGATGGCTACGATCTGTCCGGGCTGGATTATGACGCCGACGTATGGCTCAGCGGCACAGACGGCGGACTCTCGGACACCAAGCCGGGTGCGAACGAGATCCAGACCGTCACCATCGGCGGCTCGCCCACCGGTGGCACGTTTGACTTGATCTTCGACGGTCAAACAGCGGCCGGCATCGCGTATAACGCGACTGCGGCGGCTGTGGAAGCGGCGCTCGAACTGCTCTCGACCATCGGCCAGGGCAACGTCCAGGTGACTGGCTCCGCAGGCGGACCGTACACCGTTGAATTTGTCGGCGCGTTGGCTGGGAAGAACCAGCCCGCCATGACCATTGACATCACCGACCTGACCGGCGGAACCCCGACCGGAACGATTGCGACCGCGACCGCCGGCGTTTCCGCTGTGCGAGTCGGACGCGTTGTCCCCGGCACGGCCGTCAATCTCGGCACCGCCTACGACAAGCTCCTGTCGGTGGAACTGTAAGGCGAGGATGAACACATGGCTAACCAATTGCTTTACGGTTTCATGACCCTGGCTGATGTGGCGGACCGCCGCGTCACCGAAGTTGGCACATCCGTCGTGTGGGATGCGATCAATCGCACCGTGGCAGAACACAACCGCCAGATCGAGGCGTTGATGGGACTCTTCGTCTCCAAGACGACCGAGTTCAAGCAGACCTTCGCCACCCCGACGATTGCCCGTCTCCAGCCGTTGGACGACAACGGCCGCGCCCTGCCGATCAAGCCGAGCGGCAAGTATGACGTTGCCTTTCCGCTCCAGGCGGGCGGAACGGCCTGGGGTGCGAACTATCGCATGAGCAAGAAGATGACCGTGCAGGAAGCCAACGACCTGACGGCGGCTTTGATCAGCGCCGACATCCGCTGGATGCGCGATCACATCCTGGCCGCTCTGTACGCGAACGCGTCCTGGGCGTTTACCGATGAGCTTCACGGCGCGCTGACCATTCAAGGCCTCGCCAACAGCGACGCGGTGAAATACCTGCTCCTGAGCGGGGCGGACGCCGGCGCGACGGACACGCACTACCTGGCGCAGGCAGCGGCCATCGCCGACGCGACCAACCCGTTCCCGACCATCCACGATGAGCTGCTGGAACATCCCGAAAACGACGGCGACGTGGTAGCGCTCATCCCCACCGCGCTCAAGGCGACCACCCAGGCGCTGGCCGAGTTCCACCCGATTGCGGATGCCAACATCCGCCAGGGTTCCGGCTCGGACGTGCTGGTTGGCGCGCTCGGCGTGGCGACACCCGGCGAGCTGTTCGGTTATACCGACAGCAAGGTCTGGCTGGCGGAGTGGCGCTCCCTGCCGTCTACCCATATCGTCGGCGTGACCACCGGCGGCGAACGCCCGCTGAAGATGCGTGAGGAACCTGAGGCAGACCTCCAAGGCTTCAACCTGGTGGCCCGCCGCGACGACCATCCGTTCTACGAGAGTCAGTGGCTGCGCTACGCCGGCTTCGGCGCGTACAACCGCGTCGGCGCGGTTGTGTATCGCATCGGCGACGCGGCCTACGCTGTGCCGACCAACTACGGCGTCCCGATGCCGTAGGGATCACCTACCTCACTTCCTACCCCTCTCCCGGTCTCGATACACGGGAGAGGGGTCTTCCGAGGAAATCCCATGCACCCTACTCTTTTAGTTGTCAAACGATCCCAGGCCATCGAGCGCATCGAGCGCGCGGCGCGTCTCCTGGCGGAGCGTGCGCAGATTGACCCGTCCCGCGTGGATGCGTTGACCAGCGTCGGCAATCATCCCCAGGTCCGCGAGTTGCGGAAATTGGAATGCATCGCCGATGTTCTGGATATGGCGCTGGCCGAGGCGGGCGTTACGGCCGTCACGGAGACGCCCGTCCCTGCACAAAATGTGCAGACCGACGCGCAGAATGAAGAAGCTGTACTAGCCAACACCTTTCCGCCAGCCGGCATGATATTCACTGAATCGTCCACGGAAGCGGTCGTGCCCGCCGCCGAACTGCCTCTGCCCAGCCTGTCGGACGATCCGGCTGCGAAGCCCAAAACGAAGCGGAGCCGCAAATAGATGGCCGCCCCCACTTCCTACACTGAAGAGACGCTGGCTACGTTCATGCACACGAAGCTCGGAAAAATTGCGAGCGCGCTGGGCTATGCCGCCGCGTCGAGTTACAGCGAGGAAGTGTCCGATACGTTGCTGGCCTATGGCACGGACGATATCAGCACGATCAGCGGGCCAGCCAACATCATCAAACTGCGAACGCTGGCCGAGATGTACGCCTGGCGCAAGGCCGTGGGCGACCTGAGCACGAAGTACAAGTTCAGCGCCGATGGCGGCACCTACGACCGTCAGCAAATGTTCGAGAACGCCCAGAAAGCACTGGCGACGCTCGAATTGACGGTGACCATAACCTACGACACGGCGTATGCCGTGCAGACCACGAAGGGACGAAGCAAGCACGATCCTTATGCCTACATCCCGGAAGATGAGGCGGGCCTGTAATGGCGCTCTTTGCATTTTTGCAGGAAGAACTCGACTCGATGCGTATTGACCAGGAAGGTCACATGATGGATACATGCGCGATCATCACGGTCGAGGAAGGCGCGCTGAACGAGTTTAACGAAGCCGATTCGCCCAACCCGACCGAACAGGAAGCCATTGATTGCGGGCTGGATATGCGGCCTTCGGATCGGTCTTCGGATGAACGTCACACCGGCCAGATGACCATCGTCCAATATGACGCGACGATCCGCCTGCCGATCACTACCGTGGTGAAGGAAACCAACCAGGTCAAGATACTGACGCGGTTCGGCGAAACGGTGGATAACCTGGTGTACGAGATCGTGTCGCCGATTCAGCGCGGTCCCAGCGGGATCCGCTTGCGATTGCGAAAGGTGGTCATATGAGCGGCAGAACCTACACCATCCCGCAATTTGCGCAGGCACTGAAGAAGATGGGCAAGGATATGCGCGGCAAGACGATCAATCGTGCGGCCGATGCCGGCGCATTCGTGATCCAGTCATACGCGCGCATCAATGTCCGCGATAAGTTGAACCGGGATAGTGTTGGCACATTGGCCAACAGCATCCAAGTGGAAATCGTGGAAGCGACGGACGTGCGTGTGGAAAAGGCCGTCGGTCCCCTTGTGATCTACGGACGAATCCACGAACTGGGCGGCGTGATCAAAGCCAAGAACAAGCCCTACCTGCACTGGGTGGACCGGGAAGGCCATCATCACCAGGCCAAGCAAGTGACCATTCCCGCCCGGCCATACCTGCGCCCTACCATTGACGAGCACGGAGACGAGATTATTGATGCGGTGACGATCACGCTTGGGCGTGAGATCGAGGCGGCGCTATGAGCGATATCCTGGCTTCGATGGCGACCTACCTCCTGACATCGAGCGAACTGACGGACTTGATCGGGACGCGGTTACGTCCCATGCGCCTGCCGGCAGGATCCACATCCAACCCGACCGTCATGCCTTATGTGACGTATCAGTTGGTGGATGAGCCGGTGCATTCCACCCACGACAAAAAGACCACATTCAAGGCGAGAGTGCAGGTGGATGTTTGGTCGGATTCGTATAAGAGCGCTCATGCGGTCGGCGATGTACTGTTTTGGTTGTTGCACGGGTTTAGCGGCGCGTGGGACCCATTCACGATTGGTTTCGTGTTCCGTGGATTGAAGCAGGATGATAACGGCGCGTCGGACGTTGGCCTGGAGCATTTGATCCAGGATTTCACGATCGGTTATGCGGAGGCAGGATGACAAAGAAAAAGAATGATCCGCAAGAAGAACAACCCCGGGAAGATTTGCGAAAGGAATATACCCGGGATTATCAAAATGCAACGCCACCCGCGCCGGATGCAGAAATAGAAACATTCTATGAAACGGCCACCTGGAAGGGTGTGAAGACAGTATTCAAATGCACAAAATGCGGGACGTTTCGGGATACGCGCGATGAAATGATCGAGCATGTCTTACTCCACGTCCCGAAGGCCGAGCAAGAAGAAGTTTTGAATCTACTTTTGAAGGAGAAATGAAATGGCACAAACAGCATTGACCGTTCAAGATGTCAAAGCGCCGTTTGCGGCAGTCGCGGCGAATGGGCTGGACATCACATTCGCCGCGGCCGACGTGACAAATGGTAACTCGTTCCAGTGTACGGGCAGGGAACTCCTGATCGCCCAAAACAGCGATCCGACCAACCCCTACACCTTTGGCGTGACCAGCGTGGACGATGAGAAGGGCCGCGCGGAGGATATCGCCACGTATTCCCTGGCGGCCGGCGAATATGCCGCCGTAGGTGTGGGCCTAACCAACGCCAAAGGCTGGAAACAGACCAGCGGCTTGATCCACCTGGTGGCGAGCAACGCGGCGATCAAATTCGCAGTGTTGCGATTGCCGGCCGGATATCCGTAAACGGAGGATGATATGGCATCAAACGCATTTTGGGCATATGGCTCAATACTCCAATTAGGCGATGGAGCCACCAGTGAAGTATTTACCGCGATCGCGGAGCTTACTGAATTGACTCCACCGCAGATGAGCCGGGATGACATTGACGTAACCTCCCACCAGTCTCCCGATGGTCACCGAGAATTCATTCCCGGTATGCGGGATGGCGGTGAAGTTTCCGCCAAAGCCAATTGGCTGCCGACCAACGCCACACACGATGAAACAACCGGGTTGCTTTCCAGTTTCAACAACGATGATGTGCACAATTGGCGGCTTTATATCCCGGTAATCGGTAAGACTCTTCCATTCCGTGGATTCCTGACCGCTTTCGAACCTGACCTGCCGATAGAAGAACAGGCTCAATTGAGCTTCACGATCAAGGTGTCTGGGAAACCGGGCGCGTTGTTCTAGCCATGCAATCCGTCGTTCAGTTCAAAGCCGGCGAAGCCGCGAAGAATCTCACGGTCACTGTGCACCTGAAAGGTTTTCGCGGCTTGAAACTGCGCCTGTGGGTCGGACAGATCGTTATGCGGATTGCGATCTGGATCGTTGGATGCAACATCAAATTTGACACGGAGACATAGCCATGGAAGAACAAACAATCCTTTCGCGTGACGACTTTTTTGCAGTTGACGATTCGCTTGTTGTTAAAGAAGTCACCGTTCCAGACACCATCCCAGTGTGGGCGGGAAAGAAGTTTTTCATTCGTTGCCTTTCCCGTGGCGAGCAGGATGAATACTCGAAGCGTCAGATGGGCGATTCACGCATCCGCATGGGACGGAAGAGCGAGGGCGGAGAAATGGCGATCTCTTCGATGTTTGGGCATGACGCGTACCTGGTGGTCTGCGGTGTGTGCGATCCAAATGGAAAACGTCTCTTCCAATTGAAGGACACGTCTAAAATTGACGAGAAGCTTGGTGAGCTGGTCGGCTGGCTGGCCAAGGAAATTGCGATCTTCTCTGGAATGGGAGAGGATGAGCGCGTTGCCAAAGGCGAAATCACCGAAGAAGAGGCGCTCCAGGAAGAAATAAAAAATTAAGTGCCAACTCCAACGGGATATTCGATCATCGTTTGGGGTTGGCGCTTCATAAGGATCTCGCCGAAGTACGGGCGATGCCATATCGCGATTGGTATGCCTGGCGACTGTATGACCTGCTCGAGCCGATCGGCTGGCCGAATGAAGAATTTCACTTTGCCACCCTGTTGGCTATGATCTTTAACGCCAATCGCGGGAAGGGCAAGGCGAAAGATGCAAAAGATTTCATGCGCGACACATTGAAAAGTGTGATTGAAGCGTTGAAGAAACAGCCCGATATTTCCGAGATGACGAAAGAGCAAATCATCGTACTGGTGAAAAAGGATTTTGGCCTAGTTTAGATATCCATCCCTGCCTATTCCCCCTCCCCATTTGGGAAGGGGGTGAAAATTAGAAGGTCTTTTGATGACGACAGCCGCCACGATCACAGCGAATCTGGTTTTAAACAGCAAAGATTTCCAGAGCAACGTCAAAAAAGCCGAGAATACATTCTCGACGTTCTCGAAACGTGTTGGAAGCCAAATTAAATATTTGAGGGAAGAGTTTAGGGAATTAAATCTTCGGGTAATGATGAGCAGTCTGAATTTCAACAAGATGGGGAATACATTTATAGCGGCAGGAAATAGAATGACAATGTTTATCTCTGTTCCAATCATCGGCTTTTTTGCCTTGCTTATTAAAAAAGCAATGGATGCCGACACGGCTATTTCAAAATTAGCAAAAGAGTCTGTAGACAAGTTGAACACGTCACTGGCACAATTGGGAGAGAAGTTCCTGCCGCTGTTCATCAAATTCATTGACTACATCATAAAACTGGTGGATGGCTTCCTGGCGCTTCCACCAGGGACACAGGCATTTATTACAAAGTTGGTTCTTCTGGCAGCTATGGCTGGTCCGTTGACCTCATTTGCCGGCGTATTGATGAAGATTTTCTTTTTCTTTAGTGCCGCGGGCGTAGGCGGAAAGGCTGTTGATTTTATTATCGGCGTGCTGATACCTTCATTGAAAATAATCGGAAGCACGATATGGACTTCACTGGTGCCTTCGATCGGCGCGGCCGGCACTGCAATTTGGGGAGCGTTGCTTCCATTGTTGCCTGTTCTGGCATTGATTGCCGCGTCGGTTTTACTCGTATACCTGTTATGGAAAAACTGGGGTCAGTTGAGCGTAATCGTCTCGCAGCTGTGGGCCATTATCAAATGGGAATTTAGTCAGGGTTGGGCCGACATCAAGCAAAAAACAAAGCAAGGATTGGACTGGTTCAATGCGGAATGGAAGAAATCCAACAAGACCTGGGAGAACAACCAAAAGCAATGGAATCAGATCCAGACAAAACTATTTCAACTGGCCATGGATGCCATGCACAAGGCAGTGATGGATGTGGTGGCAAAAATGAGTGCGAAGTTTATGGAATTTCGCAACCGGGCAATCAATACCTGGAATTCCATTTCCAGCGCGTTCAGGTCCGTATTTTCCGGAATCGCCAATTATGCTACTAGTGTTTTCAAATCCATCATCTCCGGGATCGGGTCGGTGATTGATGCGGTAGATGCGTTGATCACCTCGCTGGGCAATATCGTTTTTCCGGATGAATTGACGCCAGGCTCACCGACGCCGTTCGAGATGGGCCTGCGCGGGATCACGAAGGCGATGGATATTCTGTCGAAGCAGAGTATCCCTGAATTGAATCATTCATTTGCCACTCCGAGCGGTGTGTCCACGGTGGGGACTGGCAAGACGATCAACATCACAGACAATCGCCGCTTCGCCGGCGGGCTGGATGCGAAAACTTTGCGGACGGCGCTGGACGAGAGATTCCTCGGCCTGGCAGAAGCGTTAGAGGCGGCGGCATAATGGCTGAAATTACTTTTCTAATTGCGGCGCTGGCGACCGGAAGCAACCCCGATAACTGGTCAATAGTGGAAACTCTGCTTTCCTCGGTTTCGGCTGATATTACGTTGCGGACGCTGGATTGGGGTTATCAGTCATATTCTTCTTATGACGAATTGGGAAACGGGGCGAGGTTAGGAAAGGGTTATCCGCGAGCGCGCTGGACGTTTCGCGGGACGCGCCCAGAGCAGAGGGAAAATTTGAAGGATTTTTGCCCCAGTCTTTCCGCACAAGTCTATATCCGCACGCCAACCAACGAGACGGCGGCAGGAGTCCGGATATGGGGTGACTTCCTATGCTGGATGCACTGGACGGTAGGCGAGGAATTGGTGGGATTGGAAGTGGTTGAAATGGTAGAGCTCACGTTCACGCATTTGGAGGCGATCTAACAATGGGCATCAGCGCCCCCAATTTAGCGTTGTTACGCGCTCCCGGCCGGCGGAGTAAATTGTATTTGGCGATCCGAAAGCCGAACACGATCTACACGGCTGTGCTGGCGGCGGTGCCAACTTCGACAGACATGGTGAGCGAGGTCACGTATAACACCGGCTCGGGGACGCTGGCAAACGTGAAAACGGGCATGACTCTTTATGTGGGCACGTCCGCGGGGGCGCATGATGTGGGGATGGTGCGCATCCGCAAGGACCCGGACGCCACGAATTTCTATTTTTGCGCGACGAGCGAGATTGACTGGTCCGCGGCGGCGACGATTTATCTCACGATCGTGGACGATTTTCAGTTGCGAGTCAAACCGCCGAAGGTCACGGGCGGGGCGCTGCTGATGGATACGGACGTGGCGTACAGCGATCAGCATACTGTTTTTGACCCCATGCCTGTTTTGGGTCTCCATGCGGTGCTATGGTTGACGGGTGCGACGGTGAACGCGCTGTTCGACGCGTCGGCCTCGTGGGTGTTCGGCTCGACGATTTCGGGATACGCGTGGACCGCGCCGGGCGCGTCTGCATCGAGCGGGATGACGACGGCCACGCCCACGATCACGTACAACGCGGCAGGACAGTATTGCGTGTATTGCACGGTCACAGCCGCCAATGGTAAAACGTTCATGGGGGTGCGCTATGTGTTTGTGTACAGCGCCGCGTCCATGCCCGTCACAGCATTCGCGCTTAAGGAAAATCCACGCGGAGATAACGAGAGCGGCGGGTGGAATTTTGGCGTGACGATGTTTGCGGAGGCGGACAAGGCGGACGTGCAGGAGGGGGCGCTGGTAATCCTGTTCTCGGAGGATTGGTATGGGGGGACGAAGCAATCCATTGGTCCGGTGGCTAACCGGGAAAACATCGTTGCGTGGGGCTGGATCGCAGGCGAGTCCATCGTTTGGGATCCGGAAGCAGGATCCGTTGATTTCTCCGTGCAAGGCGCGGCGGCCTGGATGCAGAAGTTGGCGAGCGATCCGCTGGATTTGAAATTTTCCATTGCGACTACAACGTGGAACAAAATTCCGCAAATGACAGTGGACAAGGCGCTATTCCATCTTCTGCACTGGCGCACGTCTGTGACACAGATCATGGACGTGGCGCTGACATCGGATACGCGGTTGCTGCCAGAGGCGGCCACGACCGGCGATTCGCCGTGGGAGCAATTGACGGAGATCGGCAAGAAAATATTTGCGCGGCCTGGCGTTGATCCCTATGGACGGCTGTTCATCGAGATTGATCCGCAGATGGTGCCAGAAGCGGACCGGACGTGGGATACGGTGATGACGATCACGAAACAGGACTGGAAGGATCAGATCGTTTGGCGCAAGCAAAAGCCATCCCCAGCCTCATCGCTGGCCACCAGCGCTATCAATCTATTGGCGAGTGGTGGGCACAATATGTTTTACAGCCTGGCGATGGGTCACATCCAGGCGCGGCACGGCAAATCGGATACGCTCGACATGCTGTTATGCTCATCGCAGGCGCAGGCCAATACGCAGGCCGGGTTGCTGCTTGGATGGAAGATCAATGAGTGGCCGGATATTCCAATTGTCCTGGCGCAGAATAATAGATTCATCACATTGTGGCCGCGCCAGAAACTGGCGATCTCGATGGTGGCAGGGGATACGCCGCGTGGGGATGCTTATTCGGGCAACCCGGTGCCGCGTGCGTGCGAGTTGGTTTGGGATCCGGAGGCGGGCTGTTTCTCGACGAGCGTGATCTGCGAGGCCGAGACGTTCCCGACGCTTGTCATAGATGGAGATATTCCGGCTGACCCCGAAGATCCCGACGATCCGATAGATCCGCCAGATGATCCAGATCCGCCAGATCCGCCAGATCCACCAATTGGTGCGCCAACCGATGTGTTGATCGCGGGCTACAACTCGCAGACGACCGATAAACACGCCGGGTTGTATTACACGCAGAATTTTGACGACGATTCTCCTGAATGGTTTGAAATGAACGAGGGATTGACGGAGGCGGAATACACTAATGTGCAACGCATTAAGCTTTGTCCAAGCGGATTAATCGTTATCCTGGTCGGTGTAACCGACAGTTTTTCCGCAGTTTTTTGTGCCAACATGTTGGGATCTGTATGGACAAAACTGATAGATGGAACTGAAATAGGCGGGCATATTACTGCAATTGGTGTGAACCCAAATACCAGTGAGGAGATTATGGTGGCGGGAGGAGAGAATAGTCCTACAAGGTGGATAAAATTAATGAAGGGTTCTCGTGGTGGATTGACAGAATTGTCTCCCCACATTGACAATGGCAGGCCCAGATATTGGGGAGACATTTCTTATGGCATGGGGTCCTGGATTTTGACCTCTTCAAGAGATAATGTTTTCGAGGCCGAACATTGGTGGAAAATTTCTCCGACGGGGGCAGTAATCTCAGAAGGCGATCTGCCTAATGCCACTAATGCACGCCATCATTGGCACATTCGTGGGGGTGGGGGCATAGTATATACGTGGCAGAATGGAAATAAAACGCTTGACAAATCCATAGATAATGGCGATACATTCGTTGGTTTGACCGCTCCACCATCAGATACAACGAAAGCATGCGCATTGGCATGTTCTCCCTCCGGCGCAAATTTAATCGCGGGAGGCGCAGGAACCAGCGCAGAATACTCATCACCGGATTACGGCGAAAGTTGGGAAGTGTTGGGCAATGGACTTCCAGTCGGTTTTAGCGTTTGGGACAACTGCAATACGGAGGAAGGTTTTATTGGTTCGGGTGGACAGAACATTTTCTATACACCGGATCTTGGTGCGTCCTGGCAGGCGAAAAATGGAATGCTGGCCAGCGTCAATGGTTTTCTAATTATCACGCATATGAAATATATAGCAGGATAACATGCAGACCAACCGCGATATTGTCCGCGCCGTGAAAGCGGCCATCAAAAAAGCTACCACCATCAAACGGGTTCCAGCGACGATTGTCAGCGCGGGAAGTTTGGCGGGGATGACAACTATCCGTTATACAAATGGGCAGACTGCGGACGTGCTGAATTACCGGATGGGCAGCGTCCCCAACTTGCGGGTGTACATTGGGCGTGATCCGATATTCCCGGAAATTTTGCAAGTGCTTGGGCCCAGATTTAGCTATAAAAATATGGGGGCACTTTTCAAATATTTCATTTTGGACCATCATGCAAACCACGAGTGGCCAGGACATGATACGGTTTGGGTGCAAGCACAGCAGATTCTCCCATTACTTGTGCTGCCAGAAACATTATTTACGGTAAAAATTCTTGAAGGATGGTTTCCGACCCCAACTACTTATGTGCATGTATTGGAACAATTAGTTGATTTATCGGCCAGCCAGCCAACAGCAGGCGCATTGTATGCGTTATTGCAAATAGATGATACCGGAATCGCAACTGCTAAAATCGGAACGCAGGTGGATGCGAAAGAATTGCTCATGGGTGGGGACATTCCAATGGCGGACGAGGAAAAATACCCATTGGCGGCAGTGCGCTTGTATGATGGACAAACAAAAATCACGGCAGATTTGCGTTCGACGCTAAATGATATTGTTGATCTGCGTTTTGGCGGTTATTCGCTGGCGGGAGGCGCGGGAGGCTTGAAACCTGTCAACCCATCCATAACTGGAAATTTTGTTTCTTTTGCAGATACCGTAGGAGTGTTGGCCGATAGCGGATTTTCAGAAGCGAGTTTTGTTCACGTTGAAACCCTGCCAACCATCAGCCACGATCATGTTTTATTTCGCTGGTCAGGCGCAGTGAGTCAAACAACGTTTGATTTGCTGGATTATGTAGATACGATTGAGAGCCTGGAAATCAATGGACTTGTGGAAGATCCAACGGTTTATTCGCTTTCATCGGATGGCGGGCAGATTGTGCTGGACAATGCACTGACCACTGCCGCGCTGATAACAGCTCATTGTTTATCGGCGACTATATGATAAAGAGGACAAATGAACACAGCGCTTAATAGAACAATCTCGTCATTTTTGCAGAATAAATCCGGCGTTGCAGTTGCACAGGGAGATGTGGTTATCATCTCATCAGGAACTGCGAGTGCATTTACCATTACCGGAACATCCGGCTATGTCAATGGTCAAATCGGGGTGGTGCTCGAGCCAAACGGGATCGCAGACAACGCTTATGGCATGGTTGCGTTTTGTGGGTATGTTCCAAAAATATCTTTGTCTGCGTCTGCGACGTTGGGAGATTTATTCAAAACGCACACAACTGCCAAGCAGGCCATTCCGCACGCCGCCCCGGCGGTTGAAGGTGATTTTGGAGTTGTGTTGGCTACTGGAACAAGTCCCGCTGCTCTGCTATATGGCTCTGCACGGGACGGGGTAGGGGTTGCGTATGACATGCTGTCCACGCTGACAGGCGAAGAAATTGTGATAAATGTATCTGGCGAAGCAACGTTGAACCGAATGCATCTCATCAGTTCGGGGCAATCTGGCATGACATTGGCGTTTCCCGCAGCGGCAGGAAATGCCGGAAAATTTATAGGAGTCCGAGTAACTGGTTTTTATACGACGTTAACGGTTAATGGAGAAAGTTTCTATCATGACCAAAGCGCAATATATTTGTGCGACGGCTCCACGTGGTACGCCGTCTCCAAAAAACAGGCGCCTTTGTATGTAAAACTATTTGTGGATGATATGAAATCCAGCGGCGCTCTTTCAATGACCTTCGACGCCGCACAGAAATTCGGATATTACATCAGACAAACATCCCCTGCCGACGGGACGACGCTGTATCAAAATAAAATTTTCTTGAACGCCGGAGGCTACCTTGTTCGTGTGGTCGGTCTCCTGAGAACGACAAACGGGCGCATTGATTGGTCGTTTGATGGTGTAATGCAAACGGAGGGTCAGGATTGGTACTCGGCATCCGAAAGCCACAATATAGAAAAAACTTTTTCGCTTGCGTGTACCTTTACAGGCTATCATGATTTGTTGGGAACAATTAATGGAACCAGCGGCGCTGGATATGATTTTTCGTTGAATACCATTTGGATTGGTGAAGCATGAGCGCAAATAAAATTCACGGCGGCGAACAAATTCAGCCAGGGACGGTGACTCCTGCAATGCTTGCACCCGCATCGGCGCAATACAAATTTCTCGTAGCAGGCGCGACGCCGTTTGCGTATGGCGAATCCGTAGGCGGGATGAATATCGCGGTGGGCAAAATATTGACGGTATCCGAGAGTGTGACGATAACGGCGCCCGGGGCGGGTTATGTACTGATCGTGCCTGAATCGCTCACAGCCGCGGGGCGGGATGTAGTGAATGAGTTTTCGGCGGGGCAGAAAATCAATGTCAACTCGACCACCGCATTACTCGTAGAGCAGAATGGGGTAAAAAATAATGTGTTGATAGTGAACACGACAAGTGGGGCAGTGGGAGTTAATCGCGTTCCAATAACGTCTAATTTAGAAGTGGATGGAAATTTAAATTCGTATGGGACAGATAAATATAATGGCGTGAACGCGCGAACTTTTTCCAACACGACGTCTGCCTATTTTTTATTACAGCGTGCCGGAGGAACCGAGGCCCTGCCAACAAAATCATTGAGCGGGTTTTCTTTTGGATCGTTTGCCTTTCGCGGGCATGACGGGAGCAATTTTTTTACATTAGATTCTGCGCGTATCTCTGCATTTGCGGAGGAGAATGGCGATGTTGGCAATGGCGCGAGACTTGTAATTTTAGTTGCGCCACTCGGCGGATCGCCCGTGGAGAGAATAAGATTTTGCAGTACGGGTAGCGTACTTGTCGGTACAACGACAGATGGGATGACCGCTGCCGGGTCGCTGGCAATCGCGAAGGATTTGGCGCATCGGGGAACGCTGGCCGGATTTTTCAATGTCGCGCCTTCCACCAGACCGTCAGCGTTTACGCAAACATATGCAACTGCGAGCAAAACCATCGCGGTATTGACGTATGCCGCGCCTTCGGGCGGTGCAGTAGTGGACACAGAATGCCGTGCGTCGTTGGCGCAGTTGGCGGCAGACGTGTTGGCGATGAAGCAGAACGATAATGCCATCATTGATGATGGACAGATTTTAGGATTGCTACAATAGGAGAATTATTATGGACGAAAACATCATTCCCGAATCCAAAGATGCATTATCTGCGGCGCAAGCGCAGGCGATTGTCGAAGGAGATCGCCGGCGGCGCATCCAGCATACGCTGGCGGAGATGAATAAATTGTTTGACGCCGACCAAACCGAGATCACGATTGTGATGATTTTGCGACCTGGTCAGTATCCCACAGCGGAGATTCAGGTGGTGGCGAAATGATTTGGATCATCGCCTACCTGCTCTTCCTGTTTTTCGCCTATTGCCTGGCGCGGGCGGCTGGGCGTGAGTGTCCGAAGCCGTTGGAGAGAAAACGATGATAATTGGAAGTGACCATTCGCGTTGGGACTGGCAGAACGATGACCAGGGCTACTGCCCGATAGACTGGGCAAGAAGTCAATCTGTTTTTGTATTCCTGAAAGCCTTTGACGGCCCCAATGCCGCTTTGTATTATCTCGATGAAATCATAGCCGCAAGAATGGCGGGTAAACTAGCCGCACCCTATGTCTGGTGTCATGGTCGGAATTGGTACGACCCGCGTCGCCAGGCAGAGGCGTGGTATGCGCGGTTGAAAGATGAGCCGCTGATTGCGGTTGATTTTGAGAGTTATTCAACGTCTATTCCGGATTATGACGATCTCTACAATGCAGTCAATCGCCTTCGGGAACTTGGCTATACTGGCAAATTGTTGCTGTACACAAATTGGGGATATTGGTTGTCATATGGCACGTCCGCCGCGCTATGGTTGCGATTGTTTGATGGCGGCATCTGGTTGTCCGACCCTGACGATGATCCGCCCGTTGCGCCGTTCTGGGCATCGGCGGACGAGAAACTTCGCAAAGCACCGACACCCTTTCCCGACTTGGACCCCCATCAGTACGGTTTTAGCGGGAATCCGAATGATTACGGGATAACCAATGGGAAAAGCGCCGTTGACGAAAATAAATTTATGGGCACACAAGCAGAACTCGAAGAACTCTTCGGTGGAACGGTTGTCGTCCCGCCAGAACCACAAAATAAAATCGTTATCAAAATAAGGAGCAACCTATGAACGGAACAGTTTTGGCATACAGTCTCTATATTCGCGACAATCCCAATCCAAACGCAAACGCGCTTGGCGGTCTCAGTAGAGACGACAAAGTAACCGCCGATTTCAAGACCAACGGATGGTGGCATCTGACCAGCATCATGCGGGCTGGCGTGTCAATTCCATTGCCCGGCGCGGAGAACTATTCCTACGAAGGCGCAACCAATGGATTCATCCATCTGGACCCTGAGGGTGGTAGCGGCGGCAAGAAGACTGTCGAAATTTGGGTAGATGACGTGCTTGTGCAGTCCGCCGAAGTTGACGTCCTCACCGCCAACGGCCTACTCGCAGGCACACAGACAATTAATTATCAATACCCATGATTAAAATCATTGTAAAAAACACATCGCAGTATCGGCGTGTCTTGCATGATTATGAGCGCGCATCCGGCTTGCCGCGCTCTCTAGATCCGGCGTATGACCTGGATGATTACCAGGGATTCCCTGAGATGTGTCCGTGTAAAGATTACTGGTTTATGCCGATGACAGATGCGTGGCAAGAGTATCAGTTTGCCCTGTTGACCGAGTACTCTCCCGCGAGTATGACCATCGCGGAGAGAAAAAAGGCGTGGCGCAATTTTTATGATACCGGCAAGGCGATTTGCAACAATCACGGATTCTCTGCCAAGCCTAAAAGCGACCATCGGGATTACATCAACGGGACTGGCGACGACAAAGGGCTGCCCGCCTTGCAATCTATTACGATGGGGGGCAACGTGGTTAAGGTGATTGGGGACATTACGGGCGATTGGGTGCAAGTCGAGACACTGGATGGCAACAAGCCCCCGCCAGCATTTGCGGATTGCAATCGTGAGACGCATCCCTGGTTGATTCACATTGCTACAAACTCCACTCCGTTTGGCTATGACGGTTTGTGGACGAAGACGGGACCATGGCGCGTGGATCCGTTTCCCCATAACAAAGGCAGACACTGCTGTTTTCCGTTCGTTTCTCGCGGTCCGCAATTTATTTGGGCTGACAGGCTGGGAGCAGTGGTGTTGCCGCATCATCCATATAATCCATAAATAAAGCGACATCCCCCGCCCTGCCGAGGGGGATGTCTGGTATGCAGTGTGGTTGCGCTGGGCTTCGCGGGCTGTGGTCAACCAGGAACTGCTGACGGGTCGCATGCGGGCGGCGGAGGGCTTGCCGCTGTACGAGATTATTATAATCCAAAATTCAGTGGTTGAATTTTGGATTGATAGAAGTGTTCCATGGAGCGTTACGCTGGTAACGCTCCTTGTCTATAGCCTCCAATTATCCACAGGGGAGGCGCGGCGATGGGCGTTGTCGAGATCCACCTGAGCCAGGGCAAGATATTCTTTCACCATGTCAAGCGAGGAATGGCCGAGCAGTCGCTGTAATGTGTAGGGGTCGCCGCCGTTCCGCAAATATTGGATCGCAAACGTATGACGGAAACGATGAGGATGCACATCCGTGACGCCGGCACGTTGGCCAATGCCCTCGACCAGGTTGAGGAGCTGGCCGCGGTCGAGGGGACGATTGAGCGCAGTCACGAACACCGGGTCGGAGGGAAGCGCGTTTGGCCGGCGAGCCAGATATCGCCAGAGCGCCTGTCCTGTGCGCGGGGAGAATGGGATCGAGCGTTCGACCGCACCTTTCCCCAGGACCTGAACGCGCGAATTGCGCTGGTCAACCTGGTGGAGCATCAGTCTGCAGAGTTCCGAGGCGCGCAGGCCTGTATCCACGAGGAGCAGAAGGATCGCACGATTGCGGTCTGCATTGGGGACGGCATGGTCGCTCCTGCGTTTGCCGGGGCGGTCGTAAGCCTTCGAGCGCGCAACCACCGACAACATAACTTTGACCTCGGACTCGGTGAATGGAATGATCTCGCGCTTTTCGGGCTTGGGGGGATGCACCGCTCTCACTACATGAGTCTCGGCGAGTTTCTCGCTTAGGGCCCACGTCCACAGGGCGGCCAGGCCGGTGTGATAGTTGAGCAGGGTTTTATTGGTCAGTCCCTGTTTGCTGGCGAGGAATGCCTCGATATGTTTATTCGTGATGTCGCTGAAAATGGTATCCTGCCCGGCGTGCGCGGCGAACATTTTGAATGTATTGGCGTAGTCGGCCAATGTGTTCGGGCTCAGGTGGCGCGCATTCGCAGCCAGTGTATACCCATGGACAACTTGCTGAAACGTGAATTTTGGAAGGGTGGATTTCATCTGTGTGGCTCCTGGTTACAAAAAAAGTCTTTCGATTCATGCGAAAAGTCTTTCGATTCGCAGTGGACAGAGTTTTTTTTATTCCAGAAAGCCTCGAGATATGAAGTTGTTGACAGAGGATGAATCCCCTTTTTCGCCTGCCTCCCATAGCATGGATGAATAGATTTCCATATCCATGCTATGGGAGGTTCCGTTTTGTCGGGGCGAAAGGATTTGAACCTTCGACCTCACGGTCCCGAACTAAGAAGGCTTTCTGGCAGACCACACCCGCATAGTGGCTGTTTTACGCTATCCTTGCTATGGCGGGTTGGCTTATCTGTGGGTGTACGGGTTATGTTTCCAGAGCGGGATCACTCGCTCGTATCCAGTGGTATTGGGGACGCGGAAAAGTAGACGACCATACGATCAGGCCGACGATCGTAAAGGTGCCGGCGGCAAAGAAATACAGGCCCCGCCCTGCCCCACCAAACTGCATGGAGACCAGGAGTAGCACAATTTGTGCGAGTGTGGCTGGAATGAGCAGGCGCCGCGGGTGTGTGCGTTGCATGACCGTGTAGACGCGCCCGGCCAGCACAAAGGCAGACAGGATCACGCCGACGGCGACGCGACGCCAGTGGGAACGGATGTAGCCAAGATTCTTCGTGACTTTTTCCATGATGTCAGCGATCAATTTACGGCAATAATTCACAGGCAGAGCCGTCGTTATCGTTGTCGAGCTTATGGATATCACCGCGGCCTTGTGCGATGCAATAATTGAAACAGGCCTGCGCCTGGGCATGCACAGAAAAGTCGGGACAATTATAGTGATCGTCGCTACAGGAACATATTACATCTCCGGCAGCCGGCTGAGTCAGAAGAATGGGAGGGGCGAGAGTGGAAGCGGGTTCCTGCGCAACAGGCGTAGACGTGGAGATGGAATTAATATCGGGAAGAAGCGCGCCGAGAATGCAGATCAAAAGAATGCAAACGATAAACCCACCCACGCCGACGATCAGGTAATTTTGGATCGGATTATTGGATTTGGCTGTTTTGCCCTTTGCGGTTTGTTTGGCGTATGGTACCGGAGACGGAGGTTGTTGCAAAATCGGAGTAGAAACAGGCAATGGTGCGGCGGCCGCCGGCGGGTGCATGAAACGGTTGATCAACTTTTTGGCATCGGAGTTATTCGGGTTGATGCGAAGTACCTGTTGGAGGCAAAACAAGCGCTGGTCATCGTTCTCAGCGACGTTGAACATCCAGCCCCAAGCACGTTCGTTATCTGGGTTCTCCTGGATGGCGCGGCTCAAGAGTTGACGAGCCAATACCAGATCACCTTTTTTGTAAGCGACAATGCCTTGTTGAACGATGTCCGAGGGATCTGTCATTTCCTCTCACGGGTATAATGGAGATGGACTGAGGGGAAAGAGCCGGCTGCGGACCCACCACTTAAGGCAGTTCCCAAAGTCATACTCTTTCCCTTCAGTTCACCTCTGACCGCCCCTCATCCGGGCGGTCTTCGTTTTTTAATTTACGCTCATCTTCTCTATCGAGAAGCCACATGGCTAAAGCGCCCAAAAGTATTAAGGGAATCCAGGCGACGGAAATAACGTTGTTGTTCATGATTTTACCGGGCTGGCTTTTGGCTCACGCCTGGCGGGCCGTGAGACTTTGGTTTCTTCTTCCACAAAACCAGCGATGACGCGGCCGGCCGTTGGCCGAAGTTCGGGAGGAATTTGGCTGATCTTATATTTCATCTCTTCAACCCATTCATCCGATTCCGTTTTAGTTGGCAAACCCGCCGCGGCACGAAATACAACTTCGGGAGGAATTTTCAATACATTGGCAATACCTTCGAGAACTTCGATACTGGTTCCTCGATCACCTGAAATAATCCTAGATATTTGAGGAGGTTGAAGACCTATTTTCAGCGCCAAATCAGTTTGATTAATTCGCGCTTTTATTAGTTCATCTTTTAGCCAAGAACCGAATTTTATTTTCATGGGCAGATAGATATTATCAAAAGCGATTTTCCTAAGGGGTAATAGACAATTTCCTACTTGACATTATTATATAAATGAGTATAATGTTCCTGTACGGAATAACTTATTTCCCGTTTGGAAACAGGAGTTAGCGACGATGACAGATGAACCCAAACCCCTACAAGTAAATGTGAACTTCGATAAGGACCCGGAGCTGTTGAAGGATTTGGATCGTATGGTGAAGGACGACGACACCGACCGCTCGAAGTTTATTCGCCGACTGATCCGCCAGGAAGCGGCTAGCCGGCAACAACTGCCGCTCTTCCCGGTAGCGAAGAACCAGAAGAGCCGCGCGGTAGCGGCATAGCGAGGAGTCTGACATGGGACGCCAGATGATTTCTGATTTGGATATGATCTTCTCGATTGTAGAGACAGGAGCGGGAAAGGTTTCGCCCTGGAAGCAGAACGTGAGGCCGTGCAAGTGCGCGGCCTGCGCCAAAGCATTGGAACCCGGTCGGGGAAAAAGATTTACGAAAGCCCGCCATAGCGACGAGGAATATGGATACAGCGGTTATCTGTGCGACGCATGCGTTGCGACTATGCTGCAACGCGTCGAGCGTTGGCATTGGAACCGCTTTTTTTTCATCCTGCAACCCTCCGAATACTATATTGGCACATTGAACGGCACGGTGCTGGCCGCGGCCTGGAAGCGCGGCGGATTGCCCCGATTGGCTCAGTGTCTGCAAAGGTCGGTCTGACATGAAAACCATCCTTTCCATCGAGCAATGCAAGGTTCTGATGAACCACATGAAGAATGCCGACCAGGCGCTATTCCTCTCGCTTCTATTGTGCGGCGCGGAGGCGCGGACATGGACGTGGGAAGCGGCGCTGGAGAAGGTTCTGGACCTGCCGACGGCGGTCTACGAGGCATTGCGGGCGCTGGCCATGGAACGCCAGTTGGCGCTCTTCCCATCCAGCTTTGCGGGGTTTACCCAGGCGCATTGGGTTCGGCAAGAGACGAAATTGCAGACGCCCATCTTCAAGGCGTCCCTGCCCCTGTCTTCGAGCAGGACCTCCTCGCCGCAAGTGCGGAACGCCCTGCGCAGCCAGGCATTGACGACCCAGGAAGTGACACGGCGGATGAAACGCTACGCCCGGCTGGCGGGCTTGGAAGAGAACCAGATGAACCTGCGGACTGCGCTGAATACTCATCGGTGGCTGTTGAAATCCTACGGGAGCGCGGAGTCGGCCTCGGATGCGATCGGGCCTGTGACGCGGGACCCGGCCAAACGTCCAACGCGGGTGGCGACGATCACCGTCTCGTGGAAACCGATCTCTACTTCGACAGCAGGCCTGCCTTCATCGCGCGATTTACGTCTGCATGGGATCGGTCGGCGGAATCGCCGCGCGTCCATACCAGCGTAGCACGGAGAAAACAGAGATGCAATCAATGGATTTCTTTTGGACGCTTTTAGGCAGGGTTTTGGCTGTGGAGTTTATTTTCGGAATTTTATATGCCGCCCTGGTGCGCTGGTTCTCGAAGAAGGAAGTCGAAGGGCAGACGGCCTATCTGGTTGCCCTGGGCGTGTTGGTGACTGTGGTGATCTCCATGCCTGTGCTCGGTTTGCCGGCCTTGCTGATCCTGCTGGTTTGTTTCGGAGCCAGTGGAGCGCCGATGATCATTGAGTACGTGGCGCGGGTACATCAGGAACGGCGCGAGGACAAGGAGGGTGCGCAGGCGGTAGTGAAGGAACTATTGAAGTGACCTCGCCTCCCGCCGTCGGCAAGACCATTTATCACCAGGCGCTGACGAGAGGACGGAACGGAGCGAACGCAATACGGACTGCGCTCCATAGATTGGCAGACGATCAGCCTGGGCCGCAGACGACGACGCTCCTGGTTGCAAAGATGGCGCTGGCATTGATCGAGATCGAGCGGGCGCTGAACGAACTGGACGAGATCGGCCGCAAGGCAAAGAACTTTGACAAATCCAACGATTGAACGTGCGATTGCGTCGGCGAACGGAATCGCACTTCATGGCCGAGGCGATTTATTGGTTGCAAAACGCCGCGGCCGGGGTCCGGGAAGAGTTCCACTCCCTGCTCACCCGGACCCCCACCCCAACGCCGGTGTAGCTCAATGGCAGAGCGATCACTTCGTAAGCGATAGGTTAGTGGTTCGAGTCCACTCACTGGCTTTTGCCGCCTAGCTCAGGCCGCATTCTCTTCCTCCACCCCTCCCCATTTCAAAAACAGAAATGGGGAGGGAGAGGAAGAAGGAAAGCCCAAGAAAAGGTCAATTACATGGACCAAAACGAAAAAAACAAGAATGAGATACCGACGGTCCTGGATGCAATCATTTCCCTGTCTTTTATGGTGGTCGGCGCGTGCATCGTATTGGCGCTTGTCGAGTTGTTCCGATGAACATGAAACAGGTTATAGCGGTCGGCAAACTTTACCGCGGCGTGCTGATCAACGAGGATGAGAACGGATTCGCGATCTTCGGCGAAGCCGGCCAGCGGTTCGAGTTCGGTTCATGGAAGGAGGCGTGCGGGTTCGTGGATGCCTGGTACGTGATGCAATACGCAGAACAGGAAATGATTTTCACCCTGTAGAAAGCGACAGCCGACCTCGTGGAAGGTCGGCCATCAAAAAGGCGCTGATGTTGGGACGCCAGCTTGATTATTGTAACACAAGGATAAACAACGTGTCTGCTTATATCAAACTTAGCCAAGGAAAAGAATCAATTATTGATGAAGATATGTTTGATTATCTCAATCAATGGAAATGGCATGTCAGAAATGGCTATGCCGCTCGAACAATGGAAGGTTCGCGAAATCAAGGATTGATTTTCATGCACAGATTGATTGCGGGAACCAAGAAAGGCATGGAAACAGATCATATCAACAGAAACACACTTGACAATCGTCGATCCAATCTTCGCAATTGCACAAAATCGCAGAATCAGGCAAACAGCAAATTACGTTCGGACAATAGTAGCTGTTTCAGGGGTGTGCACTGGGATAAAGTAAATCGAAAATATCGTTCCTCGATTCGTTTTTCTGGAAAGCGAATCTGTCTCGGATGTTTTGATGATCCTGGGGACGCGGCGCGTGCTTATGATGATGCCGCTAAAAAATATTTCGGAGAGTTTGCAAATTTGAATTTCAAATAATCTAAATTGGCGACTGACAGGGACGCCAGCCGCCTTCCAAAACTAAACTGGAGGACGTATGTTAACGAATGAAAAGAAGAATGAGATCGTGCGCTCGCCGATCCTGGCGAAGGCAATCCTGAAACGTGAAAATGGAAATTGCGAGGCGCTGGTGGTATTTGCTGGCTCGACCCGATACGAGTTCTACTGGACCTTCCGCCTGCGCTCGCCCCGCTCGCCGCGGCGCTCATGGAAACCGACGAATTGCCAGATGAGACCGACGACGAACATCGTCGCACGCCCGGACTTTCAGGAACACGTGGCTAACCAGGCGTTACTCAGCAAGGCGGAAGTGATCTCGTTGCGAATACCGCACGCGAAGCGGCTGAAGGCGCTGATGACGATGGGCGATATCGAATTCGACCGGATGATCGCCGGCCCGATGAAGGAAGTCCAGCCGTGGGAGCAGGATATGGTGCGCCGCAAGATACAGAGCCAGATGCGCGGCAGAACCTCCCAGCCGGCATGGAATTGGAGGACACGATGATCATGCAGATGGCTTTTGCCAAAGTTTCGTCCGTTGGTGCCTGTTCGAAGTGCCATCGTCCCCTGAGCAATCCGATCAGCGTTCAACTTGGAATTGGACCGGTTTGTCGTGGTCATCACGACAGAAATGGATCAAACGACATGGATATTTGCAAGAACGATGAATTTGCGGATGAGACAGACTTTTCCATAAACCTGCGCGAGGGGCTTGTTCTGCGGCGGAAATTGGAATTCCAAAACAAGGACAGAGTCGGCGGTGTTGTCACGAATATTCCGCACCTGGTCACGCATCATTCGCCATCGGGCTTTGAATGGGGTTATGGAGGCTCAGGACCTGCCGACCTGTTGCTCAACACCTGCCAACTCTATCTCAATATCACCGGCTACAGCGGGCGGAAAACGAAATGCTTCGACGGCTCCTGTTGGGAACTGGCATGGTATTTGCATCAGGATTTCAAGCGCGATTTCATCGCCGGCGTGCCGAGGGCATCGTCCATCGTCATTCCCTTCGAGACGATTGATAACTGGTTCCAAATGCGCATGACGGATGCTCTGCTGGCTCAATGCCGGGAGTGGGTGGAAGCGGAGGATCAATGACATATTATTTCAAGAAGGGACCTAATCAGACGGTCATCATTGCGGATGAGAAGCGCGAAACGGCGTATGACGAAGCGAACTTAAAGAAGGAAATCCTGTACACGCGATTAAATCAAGAGTTATTCGTCAAAGAGGAATTCTATCAAAATACGCTTTCGATGTACGAGTCCGCCCTGAAATTTCTACTGGAGGAGCAAGCATGAACATCTATCGAGTCCGATATTGGCCTATGTCAGATGGCCAGGCGAAGGAAGTGGAAGTGCCGGCAGAGGACCTCATCCAGGCGCGGAAAATCGTGCAGGACGATTTCGACAAGTATCTCTGCGCTCAAATCATGTCCGTTGTTTTCGTGAGAGAAGAGGAAACGCAGGCATGACTAATGCTCCCGCATTGATCGCTTTCTTCGTGGAAGGCGAGCCGAGGCCGAAACAGTCGTTCCGCGTGGCCGGGCACGGCAGGGGATTTACGCCGGCGCGCGTGAAGGCCTGGCAGACGGACGTGGCGTGCGAGGCTCAGCGAGCCATGCGAGAGATCGGCCGTTTCAATGAGCCGTTCGACATGAGACTGCTGGTCGTGCGTCTGATCTTCTTCCTCGGCGATCACCGCCGCGTGGACCTGGATAACCTGAGCAAGGCCGTGCTCGATGGCCTGAACGGGATCTGCTACGACGATGACCGTCAGATCGTGGAACTGAAGTTGAAGAAGACCGTCGTGAGCGACAAAAATCAAAGGCTGGGCGTGAACGTTTTCGTCCATGCCTATCAGGAGAAAGAAGGATAACCATGAAAGCAACCGCTACCCCTGTTACCGCCGTAACACAAAACATTGTCTTCATCCCGCTGGAGAAGACGATTGACAACCTCGACCAGGCCGGCGTAATTGACAACGATAAGGTTTTGGAGATCGCCGAGAGTCTGCAACGAAACCGCGACAATGGCACGAAGGGTCTGCTTCAAGTGCCGGTCGCACGTTCCACCGCAGATGGCAATTACGAGCTGGCCTTTGGCCGCCACCGCCGCGCGGCGTTTTTCTATTTGATGGCGCAGGGGGACAAGTTCTTCGAGTCCATGCCGTTGATCGTGCGCGAGATGGACGACCTGGCCATGTTCGAGGCGCTGGCAACGGAAAATTTCAAGCGGCGTGACATCAACGCTCTCGAAGCGGCGGAGATTCTCCATGCCTACATGACCAAATACCACAAGACCAGCGTGGAAGCGGCAGCGTTCTTCGGGAAGACGGAAGAATACATCCGCAGTACGGTGCGCTTCCTGAACCTGGCGGCGCCGGCCAAGGAAATGCTTCGAAGCGGAGAGATGAACATCTCCACGGCGCGCCTGATCCTGAGCGTGCAGAAGATCATCCCCGCGGATGATCTGGAAGGCGTCCTCGAAGATATCAAGTCCAACATCTACGATTCTCCGCATGATTGTATCGAGAATGCAGCCACGGTCAACGCGCAACAACTGAGTAATCAAAACGCACCCTGGCTTAATAGCACGAAATTCCCGGTGAAGTTTTTGGCCCCGGTGCAGGGAAAAGATATCGCCGAGCTGCTGGACGTGGAAAAGGCCGACAAGGCGCGCAAAGAATTGCTCAATGAGATCATGAAGTTGATCGCCAGCGGGATGGAGATCACGGACGACCAGTTCCCGGCCTTTACGCACGATCAACTGGAAGATGTCCGCATCCTGGTCAACCCGCCGGAGTGCGCGGCATGCGCGCGCTTTGTCCAGCTGGACGGCTCGAAATATTGCGGCTTCAAACGATGCTTCGAGCGCAAGACCCAGGCATGGAAACGCGCCGAGATGGCCAAGGTCTCGAAGGAAACGGGAATCCCGCTCTATGCCAACGAGGCGCAGGATGGAAAGGCAGTGCCGCTCGCCCATTACAGCGAGACGGACGAGAAACTGTTCGAGGCGCGGCATGCCGACCTGAGATTGATGCCGACCCGCGGCAACGAGACGATGTACCGCAATTTCAAGGGACTGCCAGGCAACCTGAAACTGGTGGCTGTGGGAAAAACTGCGGAAAAGCGCCTGAAAGGGGATGCGGAGAAGTCGGCAGGCAAACAGGCCGGCTCTACCGATCTCAAGCGCGCCGAGGAGCAGGCTCACATGCAGATGCTCGTCCGCGAGCTGAAGGACGACTTCCTAAACCGCTTTACCTACCACGTGATCGCGCCGGCCTTCGAAGCGCTCTTCGAGGGACTGACTAACCTTCCATTTGCCGTCTACCTATTCGATGAGATTTTCGACAATATGGGTGAGCCGGATATCCCGCAGGGAGTGGACGATCTCCGTGATCAAATGGCCCAAATCCGCGCCATGATCGGCACGAAGCTAAAAGCGGGCGGCTTGAAACAACTGCATCACGTGTGCGCGTTTCAGGTTATGGATTGGCGGATCAAGGATTTTAGCAGTCGTTTCTACAAGGCCAAAAAACCGTTGATCGAAATAGCCAAGGCGGCGCAGAAGATCGCCGAGGAATGGTCCGTGAAACTGCCAAAGAACTTCATGGATCAGGCTGAAACCTACCAGGCCGACTTCGAGAAGGAAGTCAAAGCGCTGGGGAAGGCATAACCATAGGTCCGCCATGAAAAGCATCTCCGAAAAATACCAGGAACGAATCCGCGTGCCGTGATGAATATAATTACCCTGGCAAGCATCAAGGAACTGATTAGGAAATGTACGGCCTGGCATGAATGCCACTGGTCGAAAGCCAGCACGGACGCGGGCGCGGAGAAATATTTCCAGGGCCGCGGCTTGAAGACCGCAGGCATTACGGTCTACCGCCTGCCGTTCGGGTATTGCTACCCGGTCAATGTGGAGGCGTGATATGAAACTACCTATTTCGGCGATTCAAAATCCATCTGTAAAAATGGCCTGGTATATCCAGGATGCCGACGGACAGAGTCTTGCCGTCGGCGCAGAGAACGAAATCAAAGAGATTTGTACTTTGATCAATTGCTTTGGTGATGCGAAATTCTTGTGGGAATTTATTTCAGAGGGAGGCGACCCCGAAGGTGTGGACTTTGTGGCTGCACGCATTCTTGCAATTGATGGAGATAAACCATGAGCGCCATCCTCGAGATTCCCGTCACGAAGATCCGCACCGGGCGCAACCCGCGCAAGACGTTCAACGAGGAGACCCTGAAGGAACTGGCGGGGAGCATCCGCGAGCACGGCGTGATCGAGCCGATCCTTGTGGAGCCTGACGGCAAAGGTTATCTCCTGGTAGCGGGGGAACGCCGCTTGCGGGCGACGCAACTGGCCGGCCTGGCGACGATCCGCGCCATCGTGCAGGCTTCGAGCAACCACGATGGCCGGGAGCGCTTCCTCATCTCCATTGTGGAGAACGACCAGCGCGAGAACATGAACGCCATGGACCGGGCCGAGGCGTACCAGGCATTGCATGACGAGTTCGGCATGTCGGTACGCGAAATCAGCATAAAGGTCGGGAAGGCCAAGATCGTTGTCCGCAACTTCATGCTGTTGAACAAGCTGGATGACCCGATCAAGGAGATGGTCCGCAAGGGCTGGTGGAAGGATGCGCGCCTGGCAAACGCACTGCTGGCCATCCCGGACACTGAAACACGCATCGGCCTGGCGAAAAGACTGCATACGAACAAGGTCAGCCTTTACGGGTGCCTGAAAGCGTGTGCGCGTACCCTCGAACAACTGGCAATCTCGAAGCGCACAACGGGCCGCCCTTCGATGGGGAAAACTCCGTCGCTTTCGCTGGCTGCCCGCCAGTCCGGGGTGGAGGCGGACGAGTCCACTGCGCCGCCGCGCTGGAACATGCTGAAGCAGATCGGCGCGGTACCGGCATGGAGCGAGGTGATCCTCAGCGCCGCTGAGACGTGTTCGGCCTGTGTATTGAGGGATATCGCATCCCCGGCCAATTGCGGAGATTGCGGGGCCGTGACCCTGCTGCAATTGCTCATGGAGCGCGCAAAATGACCCAATCAACCGACGCCTTCATGGATCATTTGGTACGCCAGGCGGTTGCGGAAGATGCGGCCAACAACGGACGGCGCACTTGGACGCCGGCGGACGATCAATTCGTCCGTGATCACCTGGGCTGGCTGACCGATGAGGAGATGGCCGAGGCGCTGGGGCGGACGCCGATCGCAGTCCATTTGCACTGGGATCGGGACCTGCAACTGCCCGGGCCATCCAAAGCCCCGGACGTGATCACGGCGAATAAGGCCGCCGACCTGCTCGCCATCGACACGCATAAGGTCGCGCATTGGGTTGACGTGGGTCTCATCCCCGGGCGGCTGATGGCCGGGGGACGGAAGATCAGGTTGATCCAGCGCGAGACGCTGAGGCGCTGGGTGCTGAACCCGATGAACTGGGTGTACTTCGATATTGACCTGGTGCGCGACCCCGAACTGAGACGGATGCTATGGAAGCGTGCGAAACGCTGGAACGATGAATGGTGGCCGACCGAGAAGGTGGCGCAATACAACGGCGTCGAGACGAGCGACGTAAAACGCTATATTAAAGCGCATCAGATCCGGGCGTTCCAGCCGCAGGTTTCCCTGGGGGGCCGGCATCCCCTGCGCGGGTGGGCGCGCTGGTTCGTGCTGAAATCGGAGGCGACCCGCGCCGACCTGCATTTCGTCCATAACGGCGACGATCGCACCGGCCTGACGCCACGCGGTAAAGCCTGGCTGAAAAAGGCGCTCCGCATGGGATGGAACGCCACATGGATCGGGCGCTCGATGAAGCGCAATCCGCAAACGATCCTGAATTGGATTCAGAGATATGACCTGGCTTACGATCCGGTGAAAGGGCGACCATTTTCCAGGAAGGCGGCGAAGAGATGACGACCCTGCTCACACGCGACCAGGTGGATACCCTGCGATCCATCGGCGACAGTGCGCTGGTACTGATGGCGCTCTGGATGATTGACTGCAATTATCCGGGCCGCGCTTCGAAGGCGCAGGAAATCGCCATGTGCATCCGCAAGGATGTTCGAACGGTGGAGAAACAATTGAACGAGTTATGCGCCTGTAACCGAGCGGCGAACACATCGGCCGGCTATATCCTGCTGGAAGGCGGGCGGGCGCTGATCCTTGGAATGAACCATCAAGAAGCCCTGGCACTAAGCCCTGTCTCTGGACAGGCACATGCTACAGAAGCCCAGGCACAGACCCCCCTGTTGGCGATTACGCCGACATCCCCCCATTTGGAAGAGCACAAAATGGAGGGAGAGATTTACGCACACAATGCGCGCGACTCTAGGAGTCTAGGAGGAGGAGGAAGTGATCTTAACTTAATTAAAGTTAAAGAGAGTCTTCCTCCTACTTCTGAGTCTTCCGCACAAAATGTGCGAACCGTGCAGGCGCTGACGACCCTGCAAATTCTCGAAGCAAGCGCGATCCTGTTCGGCGAAGGTCATGAGGTGGTGGCGCATCGGTTGTGCCTGGAATTGCTGGACAAGGATTCCAAGTACGTCCTGGCGTGCCTGGCGCATTGCTATGACAACCGCCTGACACTGGATAATCCTCGCGGCCTGCATACGCCGGCGGGAGTGGCGTATCGCATGTTACAGGCATTCCCGGTGGATCCAAAATCGAATGAGAAATCGAAAAAACCGCGGCGGGAATACCTGCTGGACCCGTGGGCATACCTTCCCGATGAGTTCAAGGAGGTCTTTGGGCTGGTCGCTTATGAATGCGATATCTGCGAGATGAATTTCGACCGCAAGGCCGACCACGTGGCGCACATGAAGGCGGAGCATCCGATCACGATTAGTTGCGATGATTGCGGAAAGAGATTTATCAGCACGCAATTACTCGATGCGCACACCGAGAAAGAGCATCCTGAGCCAGAGACGCCCGAGCCACTGCGAGCGACCGATGACGAGGAAACCGTCCATGCTTGGCATACAGTACTGGGGCTACTTCAGGCAGAAATGCCGAAGGTTTCCTTCGAGACCTGGGTGCGGGACACAGTTGCGGTCCGTTACGACGGTCACACGCTGACCGTGGGCGTGTGGAATGAGTATTGCCGCGATTGGATGGAGAGCCGGCTGGCGGGGACGGTCGAGCGGATGCTGCTCGGCGTCCTGAATGCGGACGTGAGAATTGAATTCGTGGTGATGAACGCATGAAGGATGACATGGTAGCGAAAGCAAAGGCAAAAGCGCAGAAACTTCCACCGCCGACCCCGGGGTTATCGCTTCGAGGATTATCGCTGGAAGTGTTGCACGAATATCTGCAACTGCACGGGTTGGAGGTGGATCACTGGTACGGTGGGCAGGTGGTTGTTCGCAAGGTACAGAGTGATTCGCTGGTCGAGATGGCTGAGAGTCTGGCGAAAATAGGAAATTAAGGAGCAGAAGAATGAATCGAAAACTTTGCATCGTGGTTGTTTGTGGTCGTCTGGTTTCGCCCAAATTCGGCGCGGAGTGCAGGAAGTGCAGACGGAAGCGCATCCATGCCGGCTTGAAGCGCTTGTTGCGTGTGAAGCGCGGGACCGTGCCTGGCGGCGTTCGAGAAAAACGGCATTAGAAAACTTGGAGATTGCAACATGGATGATGATACAAAAAGTTTAGCAGTTTTTATCATAATCTTCCTGGTGTTGATCGCGGCAGGAATCGGTCTCGCAAACCAGAACCAGATCATGCCGATTGTTGCGGAGGCGGAAGCCGGGGCGGCGATCGGAACAGGATCGGTGATCGCTTTGGAAAAAGGCGTGGCTTTGTTGTTGAAATTGTTGTTAGGCGCAACGGTCGCCGGTGTGGCCGCGGCGGTGTTCGCCGAAACAAAGAAAGCATATCGCGCCTGGAAGAAAAGCGCGCAGGCAGGACGCTGGCAGGCGGGACCGGGAGCGAAGTGGCAGACGAAGCAAACTGTCGAACCGAAGTTGACGCGCCAGGACTTGATGCTGTTAGCGCTTTCTGGTAAGTATCCCGTCGATAAATTGGCGGGCAGGCCGAGGGTAAGTCGGATGCGATCCGAGTCCAATGATGACGAGCTGAACATATCCATGTAGGAGGCCGCGTGAAAAAAATCATCATCACCTTTCTTATTTTGGCTGGGTCTTTGACCGCTTGCGGGGTGTATGACCAGGTGGAAGCGGAGGCAGTGGCTACGTTTGCGGCGATGGGAACTGCACCGCCGCCCAAATATCAGACCGCGGCGGCGATCTATCTGGGATTGACATTGACGCCAACACCGACGCCCTATAGCGGTACACCCACGACGAGCATGGAACAATATTCCCTGACGTTGATCGCTCAACAGCAGGCCAATGGACTGACTCAATCTGCCCAGGAGTTGGAGCTGGAACGGGAGAAGATCGCCGCAGAGCAGAAGGCGGAGGCTGGCAAGGCAACCGCGGCCGCGGCGGAACGGACATCGGCGGCGATTGACGCGATACGCACCGCACAAGCGCAGGAAACGCGGCAGATGGCTACGGCGCAACAAAATGCGACGGCCACTCAGGACGCGCTGATCTACATCCAGCAGACGCAGGCGGCGCATGGGGTGGAGACACAGCAATCAGGACAACAGACGGCGGCGGTGGAACCGACTCATGCGATGTGGACGATGACGGCGGTTTCGATCCAACAACGCATTTCAGAGGGACAGGCGCGGGATATGGAGCTGGCGGTGCGGCGTCAGGAAATGAAAAACGTATTCGATGCCTACGGGCCGTGGTTGATGGTGATCTTTGTTGCCGTTGTTTCATCGGAAGGATTTCGGAAGTGGCTGAAGACGCGCGTGTTCAAACGGGACGAGCATGGCAAACTGCCGGTTGTTTCCACGGAAACCGAGAATGGAAAGAAGGTATTCGCAAAACTGGATCAACTTCCCCTACCGATCTTTACAGTGGATAAAGATGGACAGGTGGAACAGCCGAAGCCACCCGACCCCGCCGAACAATCGGATGTGACGCGCAGGACGCAAGCTATCGAGGCGATCTCATTCCTGCCGACACCGTATGCACAGCAAGGCACGAAGATCATGAACGCTGAGTTTGGCAGGCAAGCAAGCACGCCGAACATTTTCACTCGAAACAACCCGGCCATGAATCCCATCCTGGACGAGGCCGAGGCGCAGTTCCTGGAGGAAGCATGACTGACCTGCAGAGACTCTATCCGATTGTCGTCAAAGTGGCGGAAGTTCTGGAATACATGATGGTGGAAGAAATGGGACTGATGCCCCCCGAAACCTACGAGGTAGGCGAGCGGGACGATCGTGTTTATATCGTCGCGTCTTTCAACCCGATGGCATTGGGAAGAAGTTTGAAGGCTTACGAAAATGAGGATGTGGCGCGGCGCTTGAAGATGGCGCTGGGCGGGTTGCCCATTACGATCACGCGCAAGACGGGAACTCATTACGTGGTTCTGTTGACCGGATCGCTGAGCCTGCCGCGCTCGATCCCCTTTCCTGGTTTCGGCGAGCGTGACACATTTCGCCTGGGCATGGGACTGCGGAGCGAAGTGAAATTGCACGCCAACCAGTTGAAGAACGTGATTATCGGCGCGGGGCAGGGAGCGGGCAAGAGCAACGTGCAGGCCTTGCTGATTCACCAGGCACGCGCTTTCGGCTGGAAACTTTTCCTGGCCGACCCGGACGGGCACACGTTCAACCCGGATATCTGGAATAGCCTGGCGGCGGCACCTGTGGCCAGTTCCCCTTCCGACGTTTTTCAGGTTCTGGACCGTATTGCGGCGGAACTGGCTGACCGTGTCGCGCTCTTTCGTGCGGCGGCTGATCGTGGGATCCCGCCCGCGGACATTGACGCGTACAACCTAATGGTGGCTGATGCCACGTTGCCGCGTCTGGCATTTGCAGTAGACGAGGCGAATTCGTACCTGGGTGAAAAAAAGATTTTTGCCCAGATGGCTGATCTCCTGCGCCGCGGTCGGAAGTGGGGATTGCATATCTTCCTATCGGGCCACGAATGGCATAAGGACACTGTACCCGCCGAAGTCAATGACATGCTTCAGACACGCATCGGGATGACGGTGGCCGCCGAGCAAACGAGCGCGGTGGTGTTGCGTTCCTCACACTGGGGGCGCTGGGTGATCGGGAAGCCTGCCGGCCGTGGTGTGTTGCGGACAAACCATTATCAGCCGATGCAGTTCTTTCTGGTGACGGAAGAGATGGAGCGTGAATGGCTGGGACAGACGGTGGTGGTGCCGGCGCCATTACCAGAATGGGAAGCAGTGCTGGTAAGACGATCTATACAGGAAGCCGACGGCAGGATGACCATTGCAATGCTGATGGGATGGGGCGTGGACGCATGGAAGGCGCGCACTATGCTGGAACGATATGAGGTGTGTGGCTGGTTGACTAAGGATGGAACTCAGAAGAATGCACGTTGCATAACCCCAAAATTGGCTGGTTTGGTCTCAAACGCTCAAACTGCTCAAACTGCATCAAACACCCACCCGTTGGCTCAAACTGGTCTCAAACTGTCTCAAACACAAAATATGGGATTGGCTGCCGATTGATGAGTAGTCAGTCACAAGGATTCTTTGGAATGCAAAAACCAGCCACTGGTACGCCACCTACCACACCGCCACAGACGAGCGCACGGTGCAGGGATATGATTACCATCCGGCGGGCGCAGAAGCGCCTTTTACGGACTTATCGCCGGCTCGGGAAATCCAGGTCATGGCGCGCGGTTGCGAAGAGTTTGGGCATCAATCATGGCGACATTAGCGCATTCATCAATCACGGACACGTCCCGCGCAGTGAGCATCTTCGCCTGGCGCTTGGTCTGCCGCGTATCATGCCGTCGGAACGGAAACCCGTCCAGCATAAGTTCATCCCATTGATCGGGACGGAGGGGTGGGAGATGGCATTTTTCAAATTGCTCCGACCGAGGAAATGGAAGATCGAATGAATGAATTCATCGAGTGGTATTTGAACGAACGTCATCATCTCTGGCCGCGCAACGTGTGGTGCGGAATTTCGGTTACATCGCAAGCCACGACGCCGCGTATCGCTGCGTTGTGGTCAATTCGACAGATGATCAAGCTGCGCCTGGCGTCCACCATGCCGACATTCTTCGTGAGTTATGGTCCCGCGCTGGAATCGGTCAACTTCAATTCGTATGAAGACGCGTTCGACTGGATGATCATCGAGGGGGAATCGGGGCGCGGCGATACGGCTATGCTGGAAACGGAAACAGTTCTGAACACCCTGGCGTGGTGCAGGATGAATGGTATCGCTCCATTCGTAAAGCAAATGGGGACGCGCTGGGCGCAACAGACAGAGGCGGATAGTTTCCACTTCAAAGGCGGGGACGTGAATGCCTGGCCTGAACAGATCCGCGTGCGGGAGATGCCGAAAGGGTAACCAATGGCTGAGAAAAAATTACTCGATCAGTTGGCGGATACGCTCCGAATGAAACACTATTGGAGAGTCTTATTCGTCGGTAGATGGATAAGGATAGTTAGAAGGCTATCATGCGAACAGTCACGGTTGAGAATAATAAAATTGTTGTTGAAGCTGATGGCGCAAAAGTCCGCTATGATCTGCGTATTGTGCGAAAGAGAATCGCAAGCCTTTTGCAAGATCTTGAAGAATGGCGCAAATATGAAAGCCTTCTAACACAACGGCACTGGACTTTGAAGCAAGCCTGTCCCGCTTATGTTCACGATTTTTTGCGAGACAAGGCTGGACACGCGTATTGTTTTCATTGCGGCGAACGGCTTCAAAGCCAGTAATGCAAACTTTCGACGCTAAATAATAGACGTTATCACACTTTAAATTGCGAAGATAGAAAAAGAGGGGTATCCTTCCGAAGTTGCATCACCAGACTTAAGAAGGATCCCCTCTATGAACTATTATGCCAGATTTTCCCGGAACGGGACACAGTTTCTCGCATTGACTGGATACACACGGGAAGAATTCCAGGCACTGTTGCCCGCCTTTCGCACCTGCTTTTTGAAGCGGATGGAGCGCTACACGCTGAAAAAGAAGAAGCGTGGTAAACGTCGTTACGCGGATTATTGCAACAGTCCTCTGCCGACGATGGAAGACAAACTTGTGTTTATCCTGATGTATCTGCGCAAAGCGACCACCCAGGATATTTTTGGAGAAGTTTTCAGAATGTCGCAACCGGTAGCCAATAAGTGGATCCATATTCTACATCCTTGCTTGAACCGAGCACTGGCAGAGTTGGGCGAAAAACCGGCCCGCAATGTCACGGAGTTGCATCTGGCGTCTAAAAAAGGGCAGATTTTCTTCCAGGATGGCACAGAACGACCCATCGAGAGGCCCAAAAACCAGAAAATCCAAGGCTTTTTCTATAGCGGCAAGAAAAAACGGCATTGCGTCAAGAACAATGTGCTGATCAATCAACAGGCCAAGATCCTCTTGCTGACCCCGACCTGCGAAGGCAAGAAGCACGACAAGAAAATAGCAGATGAAACCGACCTGGTCTTGCCGAAGGGGAGCCGCCTATGTCAGGACACCGGCTTTCAAGGTTTTGCTTTGCCAGGCGTGACCATCATCCAACCTATGAAGAAACCGCGCGGCAAAGAACTCGCTCCTGAGCAAAAAGAGAGCAATCGCCAGATATCCCGCTTGCACATCCGCGTCGAACATGCCATCGGAGGAGTGAAACGCTATCGGATTGTCAAAGATCAAGTGCGAGCCCGGAAAGATAACTTCCGAGATCGGGCCATGGAAACCTGTTGCGGCTTGCACAATTTCCGCTTGAACTTCAGACCATGGCGCTACAAGTCCGATTCTGTTAAAGTGTTATAACGTCTAATACTTACGTATATGCCAATATATGTAACTAATGCCTGAAAAACCATGAAAACACAAAATGCGCTTACCCCAGTTCGACAAGTTGATCTCGCCGCGATCGATCGCGCCGACTTACAGCCGAGAAC